TCGCGCGGGCGATTCACGACAAGTCACCGCGTCACGCGGCGCCGTTTGTGGGCTTGAACTGCGCGGCCATCTCGGGCGGCATACTCGAGAGCGAGCTATTCGGCCACGAAAAAGGCGCATTCACCGGCGCAAATTGCCGGCGCATCGGGCGCTTTGAATATGCCAATCAGGGCACGCTCTTTTTTGACGAAGTCGGCGACATGCCAATGGCGACACAGATCAAACTTCTGCGCGTGATCGAGGAGCGCGAGATTGTGCGCGTCGGAAACAACAAGCCGATCCCCCTTGACGTGCGCCTGATTGCCGCGACAAATCAATCGCTCGAAGAGCTCGTGCTCGCCGGTCGTTTTCGCATCGACCTCTTTGACCGTCTCAATGTTGTGCGCATCACGCTGCCGCCGCTCAGACTCAGGCATGATGATATTCCTCTGCTGATCGATGCCTTTATGCGCGAATTCTGCGCGAAAAACCACAAAGACATACACACCATCACCCGCCCCGCGCGCAGCATACTCTATCGCTATCACTGGCCCGGCAATGTCCGAGAATTGAAAAACTGCATCGAGTCGATGATTGTCACCTCGCGCACGGCCGTGCTCAGTCAGGACGACATTCCGCCGCACATCTTCACTCCGCCGCCGCCCCATGAATCAGAAAACCTCAAGGTCGTCACCCTCCGGCACATCATGTCGATCGTCGCTAAACACCGCTTCCGCAAAGACGCCGCTAAGGCCCTCGGCATCAATCGCACCACGCTCCATTACCACATCAAAGAAGCCAAACCAACTCGCCGCACAGAGTTCATTACGAGGCCGCCCATGAAACGACCTGAAGATACTCGCATTATTGCGGCGCGGCTCGAGGCCGCTATGGACGCGCTCGAATTGTACTGGCGCGCTGATTATTTCTACTGCCCGAAGTGCAAGAGAGAGATCATCGCCGTCATGGGCTACAGACATAAGCGTGAAGGCCACTGCCGCGCGTGCCGACATAAGCTCATCAATCCGAGATTTACCGACGCAATCGAGCCACTCGCCGTCATAAACAAACTACGCGGCGAACTCGCCGACAAAGACGCGGCGCTCGGCGTCGCCCAGGGCCAACTCGCCGGCAAAATCGACCCGGCAACGGCGAATCGACTCCGAGAATGTATCAGAGAATCCATGATCGCCCGTCAGCGCGCAGCCACGCCACCCAGCCCACACTCCCATGCCGCCGGCATCGTCGCCAAGGCCATCAGAGAAGCCCACGCCCTCAATAGAGCAAAGGCCACAGCATGAAAAGCATCATCTACTCGACCCTCATACTCTGCTATCTCGCCGCCGCATCATACGACCTGGCCCAGCGCGACTATAAACCCGCCGTTCTCGCGCTGCTCTTCGGCACCGTCACATACATTATCTTCTTCTGGAGATGAGATGCAACACAACACGATCCATTGCGGCGATTCGCTCGAATGGCTGAAAACGCTGCCCGATGAATGCGTTCAGTGTTGCGTTACGTCTCCACCTTATTTTGGCCTGCGATCATATTTGGGCAAGGATGATCCGCATAAGCACCTTGAACTTGGCAGCGAAAAAACGCCGGAACTTTATGTCAAGAAGATGACAGAAGTCTTTCGCGAAGCGCGGCGCGTCCTGCGTAAAGACGGCACGCTCTGGCTGAACATGGGTGATTCTTACGCGGGCAGTAATCAAGGCACGGGGACACGCAACCCGACGGCGAAACAAGCGTCGAACAAGGGCACGAATTACATAGCAACAAGGGCGCACAAGAGCTTGCTTGCTAATGTGCACGGGCTCAAGCCCAAAGACCTCGTAGGCGTGCCCTGGCGACTCGCCTTCGCGCTCCAGGCCGATGGCTGGTGGCTGCGGTCAGACATCATCTGGCATAAATTGAACCCCATGCCCGAATCCGTCCGCGACCGCCCGACCAAGGCGCATGAGTATATCTTCCTGATGAGCAAGTCGGCGAAATACTACTATGACACCGAGGCGATAAGGGAAGAAGGGAGTCGCTATGAATGGAACACCCAAAAGTTCAAGTGTGGCGATATAACCAAGCACCATAGATCAACACAGGGGAAAGAAGAAGCCGATCCATCTGCCGGCCGCAACAAACGCACCGTCTGGGCCGTCGCCACGCAGCCATTCAAAGAAGCCCACTATGCGACATTCCCGCCGAAACTCATCGAGCCGTGCATTCTTGCCGGCTGCCCCAAGGGCGGCATCGTGCTCGACCCGTTCATGGGCTCAGGCACCACGGCTATGGTCGCGCAAGGCCTCGGCCGTAACTTTCTCGGCTGCGAGCTGAACGCCGATAACGTCCGAATGGCAAAGCGCCGCATCTTCGGCCCACTTTATAGCGAGGTGATATGAACGACATAACGCACCTGCGGCGTTGTCGCCACTTACGCGTGGCGCATAGGGCTGCTGCTGAACGGCCCGACTACTTTCTTTGCCCCGAGTGCAGGCGGATGATGGCCGTTGACGGGCTGCCGGGCGAGCGTATCGGCTTTTGCTTTACTTGCGGCAAGACGACGCTATTCAATCCGCCGGTCGAGCAGCGCCTTGACCCGCTCGACATTATCAGAATCCTCACCGATCAAACCGAACTCTGGCGCTCGTACGCACGCACTTGTATCGCGCGCCTCAATAGCCAAATCACCGACGCCGACCTCGAACGCGAAAGCGCCGCCTTCACCGCCGAGCAGCGCGCGCTCATCGCACGCTACAACAAAATCGCCAAAATCCCCAGGATCGAGGACAAAATCACCCTCACCCCTTATCAGGAAAGGACCGGAAAATGAGCACAGTCGAAAAAGCACACGCGCCGGAAATGCAGTTCCCGATCACAGCGCCGCGGCCCTCGGCGCCGAAAGCGCAGCCCGCGCCCGCGCCCGCACCCGCGCCAGAGCCGGCGCAAAAGAAACGCTCGTATCAGCCCAACCCCGTCGTTATCGAGCGCCCGCCAAAATGCCCTCGCTGTGGGTCAATCAAACGCACCATCGTGCGCACGCGCAAACTACCCCACACGCCGCTCGACGTCGATGGCAAAATGTATCCTGGCCGCATCGCCCGCAACGTCGTTTGCGACTCTTGTCACCTGCGCTATTTCGTCAACGTCCCCCGCGAGGCCGAGGAGGCGGCACCCGACCCGCCCAGGCCGTGCTTTCTATGTAGGAAGGAATATGCTCCGGCATATTTGGCCCTGGCCGGCTCCATCGGCGAGATATGCAAAGCCTGCGCTAAACTCAAGACCAGCAAGAAATGGCTCAGTCTCATCAACGCCAGAGAGGAGGTGAAGGAGTAATGGCGAAAGATGCCAAGCGCCCCACTGACATGGCTCGTCGGGAGGCGATACAGGTCTTGTGCGATTTTGCGCTGTATCTCAAGACGCTCCGACCTGAAGGCCCCGTTACTGCCGATGATATTGACCGCGCCCTGGGCGTCGTCGCCGACTTGACCCGCTGAAAAACATTTCTACTCACTAGAAATGTTCTCATTTTCACCCCTTGACGTTCGTTTATCGTGTTGTAGACTATAAGTGTAAGGAGTTCGCAAACAGGCCTGTGCAGAGGCTGCACCTTCTGCCGGGCCTGTTTTTTTGTGAGAAACATCATGGACATAGCAATCATCCTGGCCGCCATCGCCTTTATCTTCTTCATCGCGGCCGCCGCGTTCAAGACCCTCATCAAGTAAAGACACTATGGCCGATCTCTCGTTTTCAGTTCGCAACGCTATCTCGAATCTGACCGTTCATTCGGTCTGTGAAAATCACGCCGCCGGCGCCGGATCGCTCATCGCCGCAACTGTAGATACTGTCACCTGGACCGCGCCGGGCGATTCCGTCGGCGCCGCGGTCGAGATCGCGAATGGCGAACTGAAACTCGTCTATTCAGACGATACTTCGCTCTGGATCGTGGTCGAAAGAACATCAACGACCGACCTCTCAGGCACGGCCACGGTCCAGATCGTCACCGCCTCGACCACGGCCACGCTGCTCGCAGAAACCACGGACGCAATCTCAAGAGTTCTGCAGGCGCAAAGCACCGGCCTGGCCGGCGACGAAATCAGGCGCGCGAATCTCGCCACACTTATGAAGCTCAAAGCCCGGCTCGAGAAGAAACTCGCGCGCGAGCAACACACCGGCGGCGGCGTCGCCGAGGCTGATTTGAGGGCCAACTTCTAAAATGTCAAAGAAGAAATCACGCGCCCAGCGCGCCCGCGCCAGAGCGAAACAAGACGCCTCGGCCGTCATTGTCGACCTGCCGCCCGCGACCATTGCCCCTGTCATCTCCACGCGCCCGAGCGCCGACTATAACGCCACTAATGACAAGAAGAAGCGCATGGCGCCGCTGACGGTCACAAAGTCAGAGGACAAGCACCTCGACATCAGCAGCCGCCGCAAGCTCCTTGCCACTGCCCGCGACCAGGAACGAAACATCAGCCTCCTGCAGTGGATGGTGAATAAGCACCTCGACACTGTGGCCAGCTTCAATTTTCAGGCCACGACCGATGACGAAGTCTATAACTCAGAACTCGAGGCCTTTATCGACGAGGCCGGGCACGCCAAGAACTGTGACGTCGCCGCACGGCACAATCTCGCCTCAATCACGCGCCTGCTCGAACGCCGCGCCGTCGTCGACGGCGATTGCTTCTTGCTCAAAGTCCGCACCGGCCACGTCCAAGGCATTGAAGGCGATCGCGTTGCCTCGTCTAACCACATCATCCCGCAAGAACTTCGCACCCACGCAGACGGCACGCCGCGTAAATGGGTTCATGGACTCGAATGCACGACGGCCGGCAGGGCGCTCAATGCGATCATCTGCAAGCGCGACAACACGCGCATGATCTTCGATAAAGTCGTGCGCGCATTCAGTCTCATTCAGCATGGCTACTTCAAACGATTCGATCAATGGCGCGGCATCTCGCCCCTCTCGACCGCCATCACCACCGCTCAAGACCTGTACGAGACCTGGGACTATAACCTCATCAAGGCGAAAATCCACGCGCTCTTTGGCGTCGCCGTTACGACAGAAGAGGATAAGGGCACGGCCGGCTTTGAAGTGAACGAAACTGTCGCGTCCGGCACAGAATCAGACGACGACGCGGGTAATGTCACGCGCGAAACCATCAAGCAGATCATCAAACCGAATGTGACGAATATCATCGACCTCGACCCCGGCGACAAAATCGACGTGATCGAATCGCGCACGCCCTCGACGCAATTTCTCGACTATTCAGAACTGATGGTCAAGATCGTCCTGCTCGCGCTCGACATTCCGTGGATCTTCTTCGATGCGCTGAAAGGCTCCTACTCAGTGCATCGCACCGTCGCTATTCAATACGAACAGGCCTGCAAGCCGAAGCGCAAGAGACTCCGCAGCGTGCTCAATTCATGGACCGCGTGGCGGCTCGGCATCGCCGACATGACAGGTCAATTTCCGCTGCCACGCGGCAAGATCATCAGCGACATCAAGTGGGACTGGCAGGCAGCCGGCACGCCCTGGATCGATCCCGAGAAAGAAGTAAAAGCCGGCCTGCGCGAACTCGCCGGCGGCATCAACTCACCGCAACGAATCTGCAAGCGTCTCGGTCGCGACTACTTCGAGATCATACGCGAAATCGAAACCGCCAACGCCTACGCCGCCGAGCGCAACGTCACACTCAACTGGGACGTGACCAAAGACCCCAGCAAGACCCCCAACAAAGAAACCAACACCGAGGATTCAGACAAGGATTCAGACGATGACTAAGCCTGCTCTCTCTGCCATCTTGAATCGACCATGGGCGATTCAGCCGCACGTGCTCAAATCCATGATCGACGTAGCCGGACTCAATGACGCCCCCTTGGCATATCTTGAAACAGATAAAGCTGACGAGTTTGCGCCGCGCTACAACCTCACCGACGGCGTCGCCGTGATTCCTATTCGCGGCGTTATGCTCAAGGAAGTGCCGCTCATTTATCAAATATTCGGCCTTGCGGTTACAGACACCACAGAGACGCAACTCGCCGTCGAGCAGGCCGCCGCCGATCCCGACGTCAAGGCGATCATGCTCGACATCGACTCGCCCGGCGGAGAAGTGGCCGGCGTGCAAGAGCTCGGCGACGCCATTCACGCGGCCGGCAAGATCAAGCCCATACACGCCCACATCGAGGACCTTGGCGCGTCCGCTGCCTACTGGGTCGCGGCCCAGGCCAACAGCATCAGCGCGAACATGACCGCTGAAGTCGGCTCGATCGGCGTCTATTCAGCCTTCTATGACGTCTCAGCCGCCGCCGAAAAAGCCGGGATCAGGCCTGTCGTCATCGCCTCCGGCCCTTACAAGGCAGCGGGTTTTCCAGGCACGCAAGTCACAGACCCACAGCTCGAACCGATACGCGAAATCGTCAACGGCATCGCCGAGATGTTCGCCGCCGCCGTCGCATTTGGCCGCGATATGTCTATCGAGGCTGCGCGTAATCTCGCCACTGGCCGCGTCTGGCTCGCGCCCGTCGCGCAAGAGCTCGGCCTCATCGACGCTGTCAGCAATTCCGAGGCTGCATTCGAGCGCCTCGTCACAGATACAGATTCCATTCAAGTCCCCAATTCAATAGGAGAAAACGCCATGCGTCTATTCAGTCGCAAGGAAAAAGAAAAGGCCGATCTCGCCGCCGCACACGCCGAGGAAGCGCAGGACGCGGACGCAGTCGAGCCCGAGACCGTCGAGGAGACTGTCGAGGACAAGAAAGACGCCCCCGCTGAGGACGCGGACAAAAAGGACGAGGCCGAAGAGACCTCGGACGAATCCACGGGCGCCGCCCCCGCCGCGGATGCGCGCGCCGAACTCAAGGTCCGCGCTGAAATCTTTGGCGAGGCCTTTGCCGCCAAGTCCGTGATCGAAGGCATGGACGAGATTCAAGTCCGCGACGCCTTTATTGACAAGCTCGCGTCAGACATTGCCGATCGCGACGGGCAAATCGCCAAGCTCAAGTCGATGCTTGAAGCCTCCGGCTATCTCGGCGAGCCCGAGGCCGCCACGGCACAAAACGCCGAGCCTAAAGCTGGACCCGTCCCGACCAAGACCGAGGTGCTCGGCGAAAACCTCGCCAAGACCGAGGCAGGAATCGCAGAACAGCTCAACAAGTAGACATCACAGTTCAACACCTTTTGAGGAGTCAACACCATGGCTAATGTTTATCCAACCCTGCTCGACATCGCAAAACTCAACGGCTCTGACGCGCTCGCCGGCCTGATCGACGAGTGTCTCACTGCTGTGCCGGAATTGAACATCGGCTATGCCCGCAGCATCAAGGGCATCAACTACAAAGTCGCCGTGCGCACGGCGCTGCCGACAGTCGGCTTTCGCGCCGCCAACGAAGGCATCGAAAACACCGTCGCCACGCGTATCAATCGTTTGGTCGAGGCCTATATTCTCGATGCCTCATGGTCCGCTGACCAGGCCGTGGCCGATTCCTACGAGGACGGCGCCGCCGCTTATTGCACCCTCGAAGCCGGCGACCACATGCAGGCAGCCCTGCGTCACATCTGCAGCCAGTTCTACTATGGCACCGCCGCCGACGCCAAAGGCTTTCCCGGCCTCGTCTCACAGGTCAATTCCGATATGGAAGTCGACGCCACCGGCGCAGACTCAGACACCTCCAGCGTCTGGGGCGTGAAGTACGGCCCGCAAAACGTTGCCTGGGTGCTCGGCCAGAACGGCCAGGTTTCAGAAGGCGAGACCAAGAACTATGAGCAGACGCGTTCGTCAAAGACTCTGTGGGTCTATGGCCAGTCAATCACCGCTCGCGTCGGCCTGCAGATCGGGAATCAGTACAGCATCGGCCGGATCAAAAACATCGATTCCGGCAAGCCCTGCACGGACGATCTTATCTCTGACCTGCTCAAAAAGTTCATGGATAAAGACCTCCGGCCGGATTATCTCCTGATGAGCCCGCGCTCACTGCAGGAACTACAGGACTCTCGCACCGCGACGAACCCGACCGGCGCGCCGGCGCCGTTCCCGACACAGTCGTTCAATGTGCCGATCGTCGTCTCCACCAGCATCACCGACACTGAAACCGCATCGTAGAAAAGACGGCCCATGCCGGCGCGAATAGTCGCGTCGGCCGCGCCCTGACACCAACAGGAGAATAACATCATGGCTCACGAAAACAGCTATAACGCTCACGACGCAGACCTCAAGAAAACGATCGCGCTGCCTGCGGCCGCAGGCGCCGTCAACTCAGCCTCGATTGATCTTGGCGGCAGCCCGTTCCTGGCGCCAAGCGAACTCGAGATCATCACCGCTGCCTGCGACAGCGTAGCCGCGCCCGACACCTCGACCCTTAAGGTTGATGTGGAGGAAAGTACAGACGACTCGTCATTCACGACCATCGAAGGCGCGGATGACATCATCGACCTGACCGCAGAATCAGGCGCCGGCTTTGCCAAGACGACCCGGCGCTACCGCCTGCCGTCCGACGTCAGTCAATACATTCGCGTCACCGCGACCTCGGCCGTGTCAGCCGCAGACTGTTCCGACAGCGACCTGTCGATGGAGCTCTTAACGTAGAAACCGGCTCATCTCCCGGTCCATAACCCGGCCGCCACGCCCAACTGGTTTCCCTCCGCCAGGGCGGCCGGGCCAGCCTTTACGAGGATGAGTTATGGCGTTCAACTTCAGCGATCATCTTGAAACTATGCTCACTGCCGACAACTTCGGCGAGCGCACGACCTATACGCCGCCGTCGCCGGGCTCGCCCGTCACTGTCGATGCTGCGTGGGTCGAAAACGCGCCCACTGCCGAAGAGGCCGTTGCCGGTCGCGATGAGGGCATTACTGCCGTCGTCAAGTTCCGCATTTCAGACATCACTATTGCCGAACGCAAAGCCACAGTCACGCGCGCCTCAACCGGCGAAGTGTGGACGGTCGAAAAAGCGCAACTACGCCGCGGCGTTATCTGGGAATTGACAGTCAAACGCCGCACAAACACGGAAACATCTCAACTCAGATTCGGATCATAATGCTCGCGACATCAGGCCCCATCTCTAATTCGCTTTCATATCTGCGCGACACTATCGCCGGCTCGGCGACGTTCCGCACGCTCTGCGGCGCTGCCAATGCCGCCGCTGCCAAGCGCCACATCTATTATCACGGCCTGAACGAGCCCAAGGCCTGGGCCGCGACCACGGCCTATGTCCTGGGCGAATTTGTGCGACTTGCCGCCGAAGATGCGCCAGTGTGCATTTACGAATGCACCGTCGCCGGCACATCAGACGCCACCGAACCGACCTGGCCCACTACTGTTGACGACACAGTCGTTGATGACTCTGTCACCTGGACCGCGCGCACTCTCTATAACAAAGACCCCTATATGTCGATGGTCAGAGCGCGCCGCCCGTTCGCGCTCGTCAGCACGAGCGAGACATTCAACCTCTCGCACATGGCCATGGGCATAAGCAATGAGTTTGAAATGAACGGCGCGCACGTGCTCTATCTTGAATTTGACGTGCCCGCCGCCTACACGGCGACAAATGACGAGGCTGGAATCTGGATCGCGAATCAGGTCGGCAACATCATCGACGATATGTGCGTGCTCGCCGGCGCCGTAGGCTATCTCGACATCACCGGCTTTGATCTTGTCACCTTTGCCCGCGCGCCCATTGAAGATCGCCAGGACATTGGCGACTGCTGCCAGGTCGAACTCAACATCTCGTATCAGGGAATTCCATAGTGCTCGAACTCGTCCCGACAATTCAATGGGTCGCACCACCCTCAGCGCTGAAGAAGCACTTCCCCACTGCCGCAAAAGAATCACTGCGAAAACTCGGGGAAATCTGGCACCGCAAAAAAGCGCCAATGCACTTCAAAGAGTCCGCCTATTGGCGCTATGGCGGCGCCTATCAAAAGCGCGGCATAAAGTATGAGGCCAGAAAGTATCGCCGCTTCGGCCACAGTAAGCCTATGGTCTGGTCCGGCGCTATGCGCCGACAAATCCTCGGCTTTGCACGCATCACCTCGAACCAGAAAAAGGGCCGCGTGCAAATGACCGGCGTCCGCGCGCTCAATCTCTCAGCCCAGCCAAACGCGCCCGACTTCAAGGCCGAACTCAAGGCCGTAAATCAAACCGAAATGAACTGGATGGCAAAGCTGCTCGATAACCGGATCACGTCCAGTCTCAATAAACTCAAACGCAAGAAAACGACCCGCGCAGTATAGGAGACAAACACCATGGCCTCGCACTATATCAAATGTCTCAAGCTCGACACGACCTATCTTGATGGCATTCAAAACTTCAACCTCGACCCCGGCGTGGCCCTGGCGCTCTTATCCGGCGACAGCGCGCCCTACAACACCTATGCGACCATCGACCGCATCCGCCCCGTGCTGCCGTTCTCGTCCGTTCATGTCGCCGAGCATCACACGCTCTTTGGCATCGACGGCTATGAGATTTCCGCGAACCCGCTCGAGGCCTGGTGCGTTGACGCCGATCATGCGACGACCCGCAAAGCGACCGGCGAAAAAATCAACATCACCAAGGGCCTCGTGATTCCGCGCAGCCTGTCCGCCGGACTCGCCCCGCCCGCGATCATCACCTACGCCGCGATCATCGGCGGCGAGGACGGCGCCGCAGCCTATGCCGTCACCTCAGCCCAAACCGTGCCCACGGCCGCCGATCTCTCCGAGGCCTTTCGCGCCGGCGACTGCGAAATCAACTCATCCTCAGTCGGCCCGATTGTCTCATGGAACATCGATTTTGGCTTCGAGATTTCTTACGACTGGGACCTGGGCCAGGGCGTCTGGCCCGTCATGGTCTCGATCGACCGACATAATCCCGTCATCACGATACGCACAAAAATGCCGACCGCGCTCGCGACCGTCTCCGTCGACGGCTCGGCGCTTCTTGTCACCTGTAAACTACTCAAGTGCGCCGCGGGCGGCGGCCTGGCCGGCGCAAACGACCTCACATTCTCAACCCATGAAAACTTTATCACCGTCACCGCCCTCGGCGGCTCGACCGGCGACAAGGCCGAGACAGAAATCCGCGCCGAATGCCTTTATGACGGCGCAAACGCGCCCATCACCGTGGCATAGAAAGGGAAAAAATGGACTTGAACATTCAGCGCGTCAAGATTCTCACGAGGCTGCAAGACCTCGGCGCAGAATATAACAACGCCAAGAAAGACAATGACCGCGATAAGTTTACAGAAACCAAGAACAAAGTTCGCGTCGCGCAGAAGGCGCTCTCGATCGTCGACGCCATTCTCATCAATCCTGATGCCGCGCGTCTGGCCCTGCCGCAACTATTCAAGGAGGAGTAATGGCCCCATTTCTCTACTTTGTGCCGCAGTCATCGCCGGTCAAGTTTGACGATCTTGCAGCCCTCGGCATTGCCTATGCCTTTGACGGGCCACAGATCACACAAGTCACCTGCCGCGCCGGCCCCGGCGACACGGGCGGCCGCGTGCTCGCCGCCGGCGACCAGCCGTTGATCGGCTTTCATCCCGACCGCCAGACATGGCGGCAGATTCCAGACTCGCCCGCCTGGCTCGGCTACGATCCCAATGCCCTGCCCGGCCCCGACGATCTCAAACGCCCGGCGCAGACGTGCATCTACTCCGCGCTGCTCGGCGACGGCAAATCATGGCTCGTGCCGACCGGCGTGTTTGAGGACGGCGAATCCCCGCTGCCAAAAGTGCGCGAAATTCAGGACGACGGCTCGATCAAACGCCGGCCCGCGACGCGCTTCGAGCCAATCTATCTTGCCGCCGACAAAATCAGGTCGCACATCAAGAATCAAGAGGATATTTCCGACCGCGAAGAGTGGGACATTTGCGTCGCCGCGCTGCAACTCAACTATCGCGTCTCTGACCTCGAAATCACCGCGCTGCAACTGCTCGACGATCAAAGCGTCATCAACATCATCTATGCCCTGGTCGATCGCGGCAACTGGGCCGACATGGAAGTAACCGAATAATGGGCAACGTCACACTCGTATTCGATGCCAAGACAGCCAAGGCCGTACAGGGCTTTGTGCGGATCGAAAACAAAGAGAAAGCGCTTGAAGAACGCACGAAACGCCTTGCGCAAACATCCAAACAAGGCGCACAGAAATCAGCGCGCGCAAATAAAGGCTGGTCAAATTCGCTGACCAGCGTCATCGGCGGCTATGTCAGCGTCGCCGCTGTAATCGGCGGCGCCACCCGCGCCCTGGCCGCACTTCATGCCGAGCGCAAACGCGGCGCCCAGGCCGGCCGCGACACCTTCAGCCCCATTGCCCAACTTGCGCAACTCGCCGGCGGGTCCAAGGCCGAAATGAATCGCATGATGGCCCAGGCGCGAAAGTCAACCGGCGCCGGCATGACGCTTGAGCAGGGCGCCGCCCTGCAATTCTCCCTCGAATCAATGGGCCTGGCACAGCACCGCCAGATGTTCGCGAATCTACAGGGCATCACTCAAGACCCCGGTCTCATTGCCGGCGGCGTGGCCACGTTACAGAACGCACTTGGCCGCCAGGAGACGGGCGGCGCACGCGCTGTACTTGGAAAACTACTCGCCGCATCGGCCACGTCAAAGACCACACTCGAAGAATTCGCGCCCTCGGCCTCGGTCGCCGCAAAGCAAGTCAGCATGATCGGCGGCTCGGACGAAGAGTTTCTCTCAGCCCTCGCGCACATCTCCAAGGCGACAAAATCGTCAGACGTTGCCGCCACGCAAATCCGCGCCTTTGCCACCTCGACAATCAAGCAGGGCATCGGCGGCATAGGGTTGCTCGGCCGTGCTGAAACACTCGCAGCCGAGGGCCTCAGTGACCAACAGCTCATTAAGCGCCTCGGCAGAAAAGAGGCCGTCTCAGGCTATAAAGCGCTGCTCGATCAACGCGCCGCCATTCGCGCCACCGCCGCCGAACTACACAGAGTCGACGCCGCGACCGGCGGCGCGGGCGACCTTGTCACCGCGACCCAACAAGTCTTTGGCTCAGTGCCAGGTCTGCGCGCGACACGCGCGACAACTGCCGCAGAAGAAAGCTACCGGCTGGCTGAAATGGACAAGTTTGGCGTCGAGCAACTGCGCCGCGATGAGGCCATCGCCCGCAGTAAAAAATGGCATATTGACAGCGGCGAGCAGGCATGGCAGCGCCACACTGCCGCTTTTGAAATGTGGGTCATGGATAAATTAGGGGTGCGCGGTGAAACAATGGAAAAGATTACCGGAGTGCCCGCCCCAATTCCCGTAATAGTCATCGATGACAAGTCTCGCGGCGAGCGCGCGAACAGAAATGCGGGGACGGAATAATGGCGACTCCTTCAATCGGCGGCGTATCGTTTACAACGCTTCATGGCCGCGTGCCGCCGCTGGCGACCGCTGATGAGGTCAAGGTCCGCCCCGGCGTCGACGGGCACGAGCTCATCGAGATCGGCGCTCGCGGCGAGCCGACGATCCTCAGAACCATGCGCGACTTTGATTCAGCCGCCGCCGCCGCCAGCCATATCGACACCTGCGCCGCGCTTCAGGCCACGCTCGTTACAGTCAACTATTCAGACGGCACCTCAGAAAACAACGTCCAGATACAGCGCGTCGTCCCCGCCGGCGGCACGCGCTACAGCCCCGTCTCCGTCGGCGGCCTCACTGCCGGATCATGGCGCGTCTATCTCGAGTGGACCGTTTTTCAGGCTGAATATATCTCGAGTGGACCGTTTTTCAGGCTGAATAGGCCGGTCACAGGCCGGAATAGTAAGTAGTAAATGATAAATAAACAACCAACAACCAACAACTAACAACTAACAATGCCAACGACCTATAAACAATCAGATTTTACTGTCTACATCAAGTGGACCTGGTCCGCTCCATGGTGCTATGTTGATTATCTCTATCCGCTGCAACTGACCTGGTCAGTGGCGCCGGAGATGCCGCGCGCGACCCTCGAATTTGACTATGGGCGCATCAAAAAAGCCGGCCTGACTACAAAAAACCTATACTCGCCGCTCGACCTGACCGGATGTTATGTCAAGATTCAATCGAACGACGAGTTTATCACATGGGCCGGCGTCATTACTGACGAATCCACTGGCCACCACGGCATCAGCGCCGCCGCCAAAGCCGGCACACAAATCTACACGGCCTATGGTTTGGAGCATCTACTCGCTCGTGCGCCCATCGACCACGCCTTGATCGACTATGGCGAATCAACCCATCAAGTCGACGTCATGCCGACATTCAACCTTCGTAGCGCGACCGGCGGCACTGTACTCGGTAATCGCGCAACGGCGATGATAGACGATGACTTTTCTTTTTCTTCCGACGGCGCGCTCTGGACCTATTTTGACATCATCGACTATATCATTCACGAGTTTGCGCCCTCACAAATTATCTGGACGCCCAACGGCGAAATCACCGATCTCACCGGCCCCGGCATGTATCCTGTTATTGACCTCAACGGACTCACTGTCTATGACGCGCTCAATAAGCTCATCGACCGCCGCCGCGGCTACTTCTGGTACGCCCTCTATGCCGACGGCGACAACGCCGTCCATATCCAAATCACCAACATCTTCCCCGCCAACGTCACCGCCGGCGGCATCACTCTCTCAAAGAATCCAAACTTTACGACTCTCGACATTCGCACTGACCGCCAGGTCGAGGTTGCCGTTACGCATGAATCAAAAGCCTGCGCCTATGACACAGTCCGCGTCGTCGGCGAACCTGTCAAGAGCTGTTTTACTGTATGGTTTGGCGAGCGCGGCCGGCTCGAGGCAGGCTGGTCGGAGGCGGAAGAAACCGCGTACAAAGCCGGCGTCTCGGCCGATCTCGCAGGCTACGCGGACCTGACCGAGGATAAAAAAGCCGAAGTCAATGACCGCTATCGCCTGACCGATAAATTTCCCCGCGTTTATTCATTCTTCCGAATCCCGACAGACTTTGACTGGCAAGTTATCAACAGCAGCTTTATCTCATATCACCTTGCCAATCCGACCATCGACGAATCAGACGGCTCAATCACAGCAGTCGCCGGCAATTACTTCAACGCGAACAAACGCATCCTCACCGCGCTGCCGCTGCAAGAGGGCCTCGACTATTCCGTCGACGGCTACACGTCCCAAAACCCGTCCGGCGCTGAGCCTTCGTTTCGGCCTATACTCGCCCTCATTCAAAATGCAGACGGCAAATGGTGCCTCGCAACTGAATCAGACGAGCACGGCGTGGCCGGCGCGCAAGTGCGCGCAGCCACGCGCGAGATGGGCGTATGGATCAAATTCAAACCGCCGCATCGCCTCGCGGCCAATAACTGGGCCAACTTCGAGCCCACAAACCACGAGGCCGATTATGATTATACTTCACTCGCTCTCACTGTCTGCGTTTCCACAGACGAGCATCTCGCCGTCAAACGCACAATTGGCTGGGCCGCCGAATCATTCGGCGACCTCGTCATTCGCGTGCCCGGCGCCGAGTGCTGGTACGTGGCAGAGGATACAATCGTCGGCGTCGATCCTGACGGCGAACTGCAGAGAATCTTTGCCGGCCCGGCCGTACTGCGCAACGACGCCGCGCGTCTGAACGTCATCGCCGACCTGGCGCAGGAATGGTACCAGACCGACCGGCGCGCGCTCACTCTCAAAAAGACCCCCTGCCAGAATATTGTCAGCCTCGGCTATCTCATCACTGAGATAACGACCGGCACAGGCGAGACAATCACGCTCAACTCAGTCGTCACGCGCCAGACTATGAACCTGGCCGCGCAGACTTCAGAGATCACGACCGACTGGTGGGATGTTGACTTCAACTCGATCGCGCCGATCAATCTGACCGGACTCGCAACGCCCAAGCAGATGCACGCAGAGACCCAACTCACCGCCGCCCGCGCCAGCGACCTTGCCAACTGGGGAGGTGAATAATGCCCGCGCGCCCGGCCGCACATCTACCCTCGACCGCACACATCACACATGGCCGTAATGACTCCGGCGAGACCGCGCCGGCGCTCGCTATTCTGGAAATTATCGGCGCAATCGACGGCCAACGCGCCGTTATATTAGGCAAGCCATCAAAAGCAGGCATCACGCGCTTTGTCATTACACCGAAAGCCCTCGCCTCCACGGCCGCCCCCGGCCGCGTGATTTCGTATGGCATCGCCCATGTCATTGTCGACACCGGCGGCGCCACACTGGCCGTTGGCGATTGCATCTGCCCGACGCGAAATTCATGGCACGCGCAGCCGATACACAAAGGCCCCATGCTCGTCACAAAGATTCTCGCCACTGACGGCGACCTGGTCACAGTGCGCGTCACCATCACCGGCCAGCGCTGCGATAATCACATGGTCACAAACTCAGACGACTCAGTTCAGGCCATAGCCCAAACCCTGCGCATCGGCCACGGCGCCACACTGGCGCAAACGGCCTTTGGCGCAACCACAGTGACGGAAACACCATAGCACAAACACCATGACGCTCATCATTGAAGATATGGACGGCGTCGGAGTCGTCATTGACGACCCGGAAAATATCACCTGGCCCGTTGCCTGGAATGTGGCCGTGGTCAATAAGATTGTCACCGCCGGCGCCGGCATGACAGTCGCCAAAGAAGGAGACAATGTTGTTCGCTTTGATAACATCTCCGCCCGATCCCGCTGGGGCAGCCGTTCGCGCTCGGAGATTGCGTCCGGCTCGCGTTCCGGCTCACGATATGGCTCGCGCGCGTCCATGTCGCGTTCGGCCTCGCGCTTTGGTTCTGAGTCACGATCCGGCTCGCGCTCGAACTCCGGGTCGCGTTCAATCTCACGTTCAGTCTCGCGCTCGAACTCAGAATCCCGCTCAAATTCCCGCTCGAACTCCCGATCAAACTCCCGCTCAAATTCTAATTCCCGATCACTCTCGCGCTC